TCGTCGGCATCTTTACTTCACCAAGTGATTAACGAACCAGGTTCCCAAGCCCCCGAGCGCTGACGCAATCGCCATGCCGGCGAAGATCCCGCCGTGACTGCGATTGGCGAGCGCGAGGAGCTCCTTCACGTCCTTCTGCAAGTCCTCGACCTGCGCCTCGAGCGTCTTTACCTGCCCGATCAGCAGTCCGAATTTCACGGGGTCAACATCCGTCACGATCAGCGCTCCTTCAATGGCATCGTCGTGATCGCGCGCAGCACCACGACAGCGATGGCAATCATGCACCCGACGAACGCCTGGCCGGCGGGCGGGAGCGGTAGGTGGAAAACGAAGCCTTGCAAGACAGAGAGCACCGCCAGTGCGATCGAGAACTGGATGGTGCGGGAGCGGAGGAGGTTTTGGAGTGTCATTGAATTTTTACCACGCTCAAGATGCTGTCATTCGCCGCTAACGATTGGCTCGTGCCTTGATTGTGCAAAACCTGAAGCTCAATCGTGTCGCCCGTAGCAAGATAGACCGACAGGTTTGCGGTTGTTGTGATCGGGTTGCCAGCGCCAATCTGAGGTGCCGTAGTGCCTGAAAAATTGTAGCCCGTCACGGCGAGGCGAGAGACAGCGTAAGTGCCCGCAGTAGACCAGCCAGCGAAGGAAACCTGCCCGGATATCTGATAAACACCAGGTTGCCTGATCTTTACTTTATAAGTTGACGAGTCCCACTCAAGATTTGAATCGTCGCCCTGAAGAACTACGCTGAACTGAATGGTCGTATACGACGCATTAGGGATAGATTGCGCTGTGCCTTGCCTAAGCAAAATCGCGGAATTTATTTGATTGTTGTGCTTGAAGCCGCCGGTAACGGGCATTATGTGGCTCTGTGCGCCTGCGTCGTAGACATAGACGCCGTTGTAAACACAGTCTATTAATCCTGTGCGAATACACTCGGTTGCATTATCCATCCATGTCACGGCCAAAAGAGTTGCAGAGCCGTTCACGCCGTCATTAAAAGTTGCAGGAGATCCCGCAGATTCAAAATAGCAACCATGAAACGCAATGTCTGCGCCATAGTTAACGCGCACAACCGGGTAGATGTAACAGTTGTTCTTCAGCCAGCCGAACACGTTGGCCGCTGCGCTTTTGAAAACTGGCGTGAATGTGCCATCCCAGTTAGTGTCAAATTTAGTCCCATGAAACACGTTTGAAATGGGTTTGGCGCCTGCGACAGCTCCATCCGAAATAAGGCCGCCCCACGTCCCGACAAACTGCCCAGCTCTGAACGAGTTCGCATTAACCGTGCGATTCGACGCAAGGGCGTAGATGTTCAGACCCCATCTTACGCTCGCCTCATACGACAGCCCCACGCCGTCGACTGTCACCATCACGTTGTCGAAATCGCCCCACAGGGTCTCGTAGAGCGCACCGGTCGAAGAAGGGGTCAGATACAAACCAGAACCGGTCGTCTTTCGCAGGCTTGAAATCTCGACGTTTTTCATGCGAGCGTAGATATGTCCGACGACCGAAACCACCGCCCGGATGGCGTTAGTATTCGTGTTGTAGATCGAAATATCGCGCAGCCCCGCGTGCGCGGAGTTTTCCGCAAAGGCCAAGCAGTCGTTAGACGCCGAACCATTGATCAGCAAGGCCGTACCCTTGCCGATATTGCTTAGAAATCCGGGGAGCCACGCAGTGCCGTCACCTTCAAGAACCACGCCGCCCGGTATCGTCAGCTTGCCCGAGAGGTAATAGACGCCGCCAGGCACATAGACTCGGCTGATCCCCGTCGTTACTGCGGCGCTCAAAGCGTTTGAAAACGCCGTCAGATTGTCTGTTCCGCTGGCTGATCCGCCGGCAGTAAATGATCCGTCTGCAACCGCCCCAAAATCCTTAACCGACACCACGTCCCGCAGCTTGCTCTGCACACTCCTCTGCACCGCCCCCGTGCCCGCCGGATCGTAGTCGATGTCGGCGGCGTTATCGGGCAGCGAGAGCGTGTTCTCCATGTATGTCGAGAGCTGGCTCACCGACACCCGCCGCGTGTCGCCGTTCGACTCGTCGAAGATCGGCAGACTATCGCCTGGGAGAACCTCGCCGATCGGGGAGAGATTGATAATCTGCGGCATCAGTTGAACTCCAGAATGCCCTCGGGGCCTGTCTCGACAGGATCAACCGGGGTTGGCATGAAAGGATCGTCCGCGTCGCGCCAGTACTTGTTACCTGCGCCGGACGGGAGCGTATCGGGGAATTGCAGCTCAATCGGCGCGGTGGCGCGCTGTAGGACGGTATCGTAGGCGGTCTTCGCCAGCAGGCGCGTATCCGGCATGATCTGCTTGCCATACGACGGCGCCAGGCGCACGGCGAGGTTGAGAATAACCGCCTCGTTAGCGCTATCAGGGACGTTGGTTTCTTCTGCCAGGCTGCCCTGCTCGGGCGATGCGGGAATAGGGTAGGAAAGCCGAATGCCCTTGCCGTTCCAGTCCGCCATCATGGCGTCTAGGCGACGCCGTGCGTACTCGAGTTGCTCCGGCTGGATATCGAAAACGTAGGACGCGAGTCCTATCTCGGTGAGCGCCGCCTCAACGAATTGCCTCTTCGTGTACGCCATTGCCTCGCATCACCTCGCTGATTCGCGCCAATAATACCTTGTCAGCCGTTCGGGCATTGTAGCGAATCCCGAGCTTGCGTGCTTGTTGTTCAATCTCCCCTCGCGACGGCGGTGCGTCGTCACTGGGCAAAGCATACGTGCGCCGCTTGCGCAGAGCAATCGAGCGCATACGCCCGCGCAGGCGCGGATAGGCGGCTTCGCCCGCAGCGTCGCACGCCTCCGCAATCGACTCGAACCATTTACCCGACGCCAGCGCCTCTGCCAGCTCTTCCTCGCTCTCGACCGACTTGCAGCCCCATGTGGGATGGCTTGTCGTCTTTTGATACGGACCAGGCGAGCAGTAAACGTGGCGCGGATACATCATTTCCCCTTTTTCGGTGCCTTCGACGGTTTGCCCGCCTTCTTCGCTGCGGTGCGTGCAGTCTCGAGCGCGATTGCAATCGCCTGCTTCTGCGGCTTGCCCGACTTCATCTCCTTGGAGATGTTCGAGCTGATCGACTTTTGGCTGTAGCCCTTCTTCAACGGCATAAATGCTCCTAAAGAGAAAGGGCGGCATTGCGCCGCCCCTCTCTATTCAGTCATTACTGACCGAAGATCAGCACGCCGCACATCTCGGGCGCGGTGCAGACGACCCCGTACAGCGTATCCAGACGATACTTAATCGTCATGGTGTCGATGTCGTAGAACTTCTGCATCACCAGCTCGATGCCCTGGTCCGTGCTCGCACGCATGACCGCCGCGCCGCTGTCGGTCGGAACTGCGTATCGGCCCGGGAGCAGCTCGATCGAGTTCTTGAACCAGAACGGGTTGACGTTGCAGGCGTTGTCGTTCAAGAAGTTGATCGACGCGGTCGCCGAGGTCGACGCTACGTTGATGTTCTTGTACTGAAGCTCGGCATCGGTCGGTGACGAGTTCGCGCCAATCATCGGCGGGCTGATGCGCAGTTGCGCCGCGCCGAGAGACGGCTCCGAAGTCGGCGTTGCGATAACGCGGAACGTCTTCGGCTGACCCGTTGACTGCTTGGTGATCTGATGCACGGCTTCGATGCCAGCAATCGTGAAGCAATCGCCGGGCTGAACGCCGGTCACGGACGATACCGTTACAACCTGCGTGCGGTTGTCCACGTTCAGAACGCCAGCGGTCGAGCTGGTGGTCGCCTGCGGCACATAACGCACCTGCGCGCCGTTCGTTGCGATGGTGATGGATGCAGCTTGCGCAGCAAGACGGTTTGCATAGTCCATCTTATAGGTTTCGAAACCTGCCACCATGCCGACGTATGAACGCTCATACGCGCGGTCAGACTTCGCGTTACCGAACGAACGGGTTGCAACCGCCAGGTTGCCAGCCAGGCCGTTGTAGTCGCGGGTCGACAGCGCCAGATAGCGGTCGTAGTCCGGCACGCCCTGCTCGTTCATGATCGCATCGCAGAGTGCCACGTCGTCGTAGTCACCCGCCGCACCAGCGACTGCAACAACGAGCGTGCCCTGGTTCGAGGCGACGTTCAGAACGGAACGGTTAATGTCAGACGCGAGCTTCTGCTTAGCGGCATCGCCAAGGCGACCTTCTTGCAGCGCGTCGCGCAGTTCCTTCGCGTTCAGCTTCCAAGCCGAGGTCTTGGAGAAGCCGAGCGTGGACGGCACGGAAAGCTGCGTCATGTCGTCGTAGTTCGACGAGATAGACGAGCCGACAGTGCTATCAAAGCTCTGCGCGATGTACGGCATCGGACGCCAGATGGTGTCGCGTGCGCGCTCCATCGTCGCGCCGTCGGTGGCGTAGACGTTGACGTTACGGCTCAGAACGAGCGCATCCTGGAAGCCTTCGAGAATGTTCTCGAACGCTACGATTTCCTCTTTCGAAAATGCATTAGGCATTTCAGACTCCTACTATTTTTGTTGCCGCGACCGCTTGTAAGCCATGACCTTCGACATATCGCCGGTCTTGAGTGCCTCGTTGCGCAGTCGCTCGAGTGTTGAATCTACAGAACTTGCACGCCCGGTGCCTTTAACAACGGGCTCTGGCGCCGGCGGTGGCTTGCGAGTAGTCACTTTGAGTTCCTTCTCCAGCTTCGCAACCGCAAACGCGAACTTTACGGGATCTTGGATCGCAGCCAGTTCCTTCGCTCGCCGAGTGTTCT